TGTGACGAGTCGGCAATTAAGGCATCGTCACCGTTCGTTCTGAGAGTCCAAGTATCAGTCTGGAATCTTTGATAGGTATTTGTGTCTGCTTTGTGATAGATGTATTCAGCTATCGTAAGGTCGCCGTCTATCTCGACATTAGATGTCGCATTCACACTGCCAGTCGTTACCGCACCTGTGACAGTCACACCACCAGAGGCCGTGGCTAGTTTGGCCGCACCATCGTAGTTAAGCGTAACCGCTCCATCTACGAGTGCCTGAATCATCTGTTCATTATTGGCGGCATTATTTAACTGGAACTGATCTGTCAGGCACCGCAGTGCTGTCGATCCCTCTATATACAGATCTCCAGTGCCTACGTCCTTGATGTAGCTCTGAGTCCCTGAGTGATAGATTTCCAGATCATTGCCCGTACCTAACCGAACCTTGTCGTCATCGCCCAAATCCAGATTTCCAGACAAAGTTAAGGCGGTCAAAGTTCCGACACTGGTGATGTTGGTCTGGGCTGCTGTGGCGAGCGTACCAGTAAGTGTCGTGGCTGTAACCGCATTGTCCTTCAGCAGCACTGAGTCGATTGTGACTCCAGCAGCAGCCGTAGTCTCGTCAATCGTGTCAGTAGTGATTTTCTGGCTGGCCGACACAATGATGTTTGTCGAGCCTGTGGTGTTGCCGTTCGCAAGCACTTCTGCAAGCGTGTCTACTGTACCTACCTGTGCATCCACATAGGTCTTAATTGCACCCTGGGTAGCAAGCAGTGTCGCACTAGATCCTAGAGATCCGTTGTCGATTCCAGTTACAGTAGCACCTGTCGCTAACGCCAGACTTGTGCTGCCGCTGATTGTCGTAAATGAGCCAGCACCACCAGTTATCGCAGACGATCCAGTGTTGATGGTTCCAAATCCAGATGTAATCGAACCCGAGTCCAAGGCTCCGACCGTGACCAAGTTGGCAGCAGTTGTAATCGCGGCCTGTGTTGCACCCGTGACCGTTGCGGCTGTGCCACTGACGTTGCCCGTAACATCTCCAGTAAGATCACCAACAAATGCCGTGCTTGTGATGCTCGTAGCACCCGTTACCACTCCTGCATCTACATTAATGGTTCCATCTAAAACGATAGCTGAACCTGATGCTGGCGTGAGGTTTAAAGCACCAGAGTTTGCTGTAATAGTGTTACCGTCGATACCAAGATTATCTACCGTCAGGGCAGTCAGGGTGCCAAGTGAGGTAACACTACCTTGTGCCGCTGTAGATAGAGTCCCGGCGAGCGTAGTACCAGACACCGTGCCTGTCGTTGTAATTGCACCAGCACCAACATCTATAGAGGTGAATCCAGAGGTGATGCTTCCAGCGTTGAGGGCACCCGTTCCAGTGATTGAAGTAGCAACCGCTGTGTTGAACCCACTAATGTCAATGTTTGCTTTGGTCAGTTTCTTCTGAGCATTGCTTGAATCGACTACAGCAAAAAAGTCACCGTCACCATCACTTGTTGATGTCGAAAGCTCGGACAAATCAAGTGCAAACGTGACTGTCGTAGTAGCAGCTGACGTGTCGATCCCCGTCCCGCCAGTGAGCGTGAGCTGGTCGTCATCGAGGTCGATATCGATGCTTCCCGAATCGGTAACGATATCCAGGTCAGCGGCACCTACTTGATCGTCTACGTACTTCTTGATGCTCTGCTGGGTAGCCAACTTCACGGCACTGTCAGATGACATATCATCTTCATCTTTGATGCCTGTTACGGTGGCCCCGTCAGCTCCGAGATAGAGGCTCGCTGCAGTAACCTTCCCAGTGAAGTCTACGGTGTCCGCACCGTCTTCCACCTTGAACACTATCCCGGCACCGCTTCCGTTGTCGGCTGTGTTTAGTTCGAGCCGGGTGTCAGTGGCGTCGTAGATGAGGTGATAATCGGGTGCAGCACCGAACTGGAGCTGCCGGTCGTCGCCGAGCAGAACCGTGGACAGCGTATAGGAATTTGTGGTTTCGATTTCCTGGTTGTTAATCAGAAGCGTGACCGTTGTCGCCGGGTCTGCCCTGCTAAATACGTTATCGAGGAACGTGAGGTCGTTGTTTAACTTGAGGCCCCACGTATCGGTCGATGCCCCGACCTCGGGGAGCGTCAGCCCTAGATTGGTAGTGGTTCCATCAGCCATTGATTTATCCTATCGCCTGGAAGCGCATTGATGGGCTTTGTCCGACCGCCATGCGGTCGCCTTCGAGATTGAGCTCCGTGAGCGTGGCCTGGAGACGTGCCTCCCAAAGGGCGGTGGATTCCGGGTCTTTCAGGTACGTGTTCCCCTCGACCAGCGTGGCGAAGAGGTAGGTGTCCGGGTTCGCAGTGAGTAGCCAATTCGTGTCGCCGTCAGCACTCAGCTGCGTGAGTCGTTTGTAATACAGGAGCGCAGCCGTGTAGGCTTGGTCCGGGTTCGGGAAGAACTCGAAGTTGCCCCCTGAGACCGTGTAGTATCCGGGTCTGCCGGTGGCGGTCCTGCGTTCGCGCCTCGCACTCAGCCGAGCTGGGCTCATGTACTCCATCGCGACCTTCGGGCTGGAGTTCAGTAGGAACCGCTCGACGCCCAGGAACCCGGTCGGCACTGTTTCGTACTGCGAATCGACCGTGAAGCTGTCGTCCTTTGTGACCATATCCGGCGTGCGGATCACTCTATCGAAACGAGCCTCTGCGAGTTCCACGAATTCCGGTATGCGTGAAGTGAGGTCACTTCTATCGAGCCACTCAGCAGCTGCGGACTTCAGCTCGCCGTAATTGGTGATCGCCATTAGGTCATCACCTCAAGTAAATCTTCCATGCCGAACTCATGCTCGCCGATGTGACGAACTTCCCAGCTGAGATCGTGATCAACGTAGATCGGAATCCCAGCTTCCTTGCAGCGCACACAGAAGAACGTGTCTTCGCCTATGTGCTTTTCATTTTCTTCGATCCACGGCGTATCGAACCAGGGGTAAGCAATCCCCTTGAACACCGATGCGTGGATACAGATCACGCCGAAGCCGGTGGTAGCGATTTGCTCCAGGCCCTTCTTCTCGATGTCGGGCCAGAGCGGGTCGAGCTGAAGATCGTCCGGGCTCGTCCTCGATGTCGGGCCAACCGGACGTCTGCGCTTCGAGCAGTTCACTGCGACGACGGGCTCACCGTGAGCCAAGAGCCGCGAGAACGTGTCCTTCGGAAACCGCATATCCGAGTCGATGAAGATCAGCCAATCGGCGCCGTTCTCCAGCGCAGCGTCACACAGGCGAGATCGCTCTTCCGCGAGGATCGTGCCCTGCCGGATATGGAACTGCATCTCCGGGCCGTGAGTCGCAACGTAGTGACCGGTCGCGATTGCTAGATCGTGGGCAAAGCCAGCGTGGACTTTGTCGCCCATAGGAAGGCAGATCGAGATCACAGCTTCACCGGGCGCACTAGGAAATAGCGGTTGTCTTTGTCGTTCACTAGGCGAGCGAATGCGTCCTGGTCCTTGAAGTTGGAAGTCTTCTTTTTCCAATCTCTATAAACGGACATCGGGACCGATCCGATACGGTGTACGCCATCACCCTTGAACCCAGCTCGTTCGTCGATAGCCGCGTAGCGTGCCTTATTCGATTCGATGATAGGCTCGATGTCCCACCGCGTTTCTAGCGCGACATCACCATCCTCGTTCGAGTGGAATAGCTCCTGACGCCGAAGCACAGGATCGTAATCGATCAGCCGTGTATCCCAGGACATAATTTCCCTAGTTCATGTTTTCGTTTACTCCCGTGGCGCAAGGGCGGTGGCCGAAGCCACCACCCCACGCCCGCTAACTACATTGCTCAACTGGTGTTCAAGTCAGCAGCTAGACCGAGACCGGCCTCGTTGTCCACTTGAAGACCCCATTCCCGAAGGAACAGCATCTTGATTGCATCACCAGTTTTCGCCATCTCGTTGGCCTGGTACGGCCTGAGCTGACGAATGCGAGTCAGGTCGGGATCTAACACCCAGCCATCTCTCGCACGTTGGAACCGGTTAGGCACGATACTCAGTGTACCGAAGTCGGATATGTACAAATCTGCCGCTCCGACAATTTGCGTCGGGCCGTCAGGTGCCATATACCGCTGTGCAGCTATGCCGCTGAAGGCTGACAGAGCCTGCTTGTTGAAGCTGCCAACCATGACCATCGAAGGTTCACCGCCAGAGTCCCAACACTGCTTTACGACACTCTGAAGGATTGTCTCGGTGAACGGTCTCTGGACGCCGTCAGAACGTGCGTCGGTCGCGGCACTTGTGTAGACCGGGTTGGCCCCATTCGTACCCTTATCGACGTTCGTTTTAACCCATGCGGCTAATCCAGCGGACTTACGAGCGGCACTATCCGAACCAGCAACTGCTATCTGGTTCGCGAGTGCCATCGCCTCGATGTCGCGCTTTAATTCACGGGCCTTCAGAACTGCTTGATAGGCCCTCTCGTTTGACCTTCCAGCCTTTTCGACGACTTGCTCCGTACCACTAATCATAAAGGTCGCCCGCGAGATGGTCGTGTAATTACCTAGTCTCACGGTAGGGGTGACGGCAGCGTAACTGCTGATATCGTCACCCTCGATCTGCTGATTAGTAGTGTCTACGGCTGCGAGAGCCTGCGTCTGCCACTCGAAAAACGTCCCGTCACAATCCTCTACCGAAGAATTACTGGTAAAGGGTGTATCAGTCGGACTGATGTTCGAGATAAGGTCAGACAGGTCTTCGCGTAGACCTACTGCGTCGTATGTGCTGAAGGTCACGGCTGCTTGAGCCAAAATAACCTCCTATTTTTTTATTGCCCGAAAACGGCTTCAAACAGTGGTGCGGCGTCGGCGGGCTTGCCCGTAGACCGCAATTTATCCCACTGCTGTTTCTCACGTTTACTCTGCGTGCTTCCAGCTTGCCCTGCCGTACCTGGCTTGGCGGTCTTGGGTGGCGGGGCCGCTTTGGCCTTTTGCCTTCCCTGCGCCCGAGCCCTGTCGTAGAGCATCGCTCGCCTAAGCGTCAGCACCGCTCGATGATCCGTAACCGTGGACAGCTCCTCCGGGCTGTAGCCCAGTGAAACTCCGTAATCGAGCATAGCTTGCTGCTCGCGCTGCATAGTCGCCGGGTCACTCCAACTGGGCATCCTCTGAACCAACGCCTGCTGCTCGCGAGCGAGCGTCTGTTGTTGGTACTGTTGAGCCTGTTGGGCGTCCAGCTGCTGCATACGCTGCTGCTCTGCTTGAACGGCCTGAATCTTGTGTTGGTGCTGCTGATAGGCTTCCTGTTGCCGCAGATATTCCCCAGGATTCGTGTCCATTAACGCTCGATTCGGTTGCATAGCTTCGACAAAAGAGCCGAGTACTTCAGCGATCTGTGGTAGCGCCGCCTTGTACTCTGCCCGGTCAGCTTCGAGCTGATGCCGGAGTGCCTCCGTTTGTTTGCGTTGTTCGGCCACCGCCTGGGTCTTTCTGACATAATCGCCTTGCCGTGAGTAACCACTAAGCAGCTCGTCGTAGGGCACCTGGACCTCTTCTCCCGCCACGCGGACGGTATGGAGGTCTCTCTCCGGTGTTACGGCTGGCTGTTCCGGGCTGGATTCTACGGGTGCGTCAGGAGCGTCAGTCTCCTCTTCTGCGGAACCCTCGATGGGCTGCTCCGTAGGTTCTTCAACTTCGGGGGTCGCTGCTGCGTCGGTTGTTTCCTCTTCGGGGTTGGGCTCTTTGGCCTCCCCTAAAAGTTCGCCCAATGCACCAGCTGCTTCGCGTAACGAAAGTCCTCCACTCCCCTCGGGGTTGGTGGCTTGTTCTTCCATTAACGTTTCTTCCTTTTGCGGTTCACGGCTGCGGTATCACGCATGACGCGCAGCTCGCGAGGTATCGCATCGAGCGAGTTGTATTGATGCCAAAGTGCCTCCCGCTCGTCAGGCTTCTTGGCATTTGTCCATTCTTCTTTGACTCGCAGTTTTGCATTTTCCCAAGCCTCCTGAAAGGTCTCGGAATCGAGAATCGCTTTTGCGCGATCTCCCTTCGTGATCGGATCAGTCATAGTTATTTTATTTGTCGCACGTTTTCGGCCTCTTGGAGGTGGACCGATGAGCCCAAAAGAGATTCACAAAGAAACCGGAAAACCTTTTTTCTGGGGCAGGCTGACCGCAGCTGAGAAAGACGAGCGCGACCGCCTCCTTCCAAATAGGTATGCAGCGCCAATTGCCGGTCCTTCAACGCACGTCCCCTCTCCGCGTGGGGGACATGGAGTAGGAACCGAGAAGCCCGGCGACAACGGGGAGCGGAACACCAGCTCGTAGCGCCTCCTGGAGAGCTTTCCAGGGATCGGCGTTCTGACCAAAGATCGTTCTGAAGTTCTGTAGATCCTGGCGCGGTGTACCCAGTAGCCCACCGGCTTGTAATTCATCGAGGTCGCGTAATTTTAGCGCATGAGCGCGAATGCGTGGATCAGCTAATTGGCCTGGCACGTTCGGCGCGACACCGCGAACACGGTTGACGTTCGCGAGTAGGTTACGTGTCGCGGTCCCTCTGCCTTCGGGCCACCTAGTGGACATCGCTGAGAAGTAGTCTCCAGCTGTCCCTATCCGCTCTATAGCACCCGCGTCTGGCAGTATCCTGCGAACCTCACTCTGGAGATCCCCTCTCAATCCTTTTAGTACATCTCGCGAACTCGCGGTCACCCATTCATCGCCAGGCTTCCACGCGGGGTTCAGTCCTTCACCCGTCTGAATCATTGTGACGCCTAGCCCGGTATCAATCGGTTCGAGCCCGAGCGGTTTCCCGACCTCGACGAGCTGCGTGATTTCGCGCTGCGATAGCGGGCGATTGAGATCGATAGATATGGACGTTTGCTGACCGCCTGGGAGATCGGAGATCGGTTGATGCCAAGCAACGTCATGTTGGGCACCCAATAATCCCCGAGTCTGCTCTGCGAGGTTCACTACTTGGCTAGTGCGCGGAGAAGGGGTCGCGAGGCCGGTTGCGCGGTCGAGCAGCGGTCGAGCAGTGAACGCCGGGTTGACCTCAAGCTCTCCTTGCGGGTTGGTATAATACCCTCGCGCCCTGCCGCCTGGGAGCTGATGAAACCCGAGCGCATCGTATATGATGTCGCGTCGATCATCACCGTACCACCGACGAGGAGTTGAGTACGTGCCGCGTTCGCGTAAGCCAGCTCCAGAGACGCCTTCCATGTGTCCCGTATAGCGACCGGGTACCATTTCGTAGGTCATGCTTCCGGCGTACTTCGAGTAATAATCGGTGAACTCTTTGTTCGCCTGTTCCCAGGCAGCTGCTCGGCCTTCGTCGGTGTCTGGGTAGCGTCTGGGCGCTCGGCGCATGAGTGCTTTTTGTTTACTAACGACCCAAGGAGCTGCTTGTACAGACGCAGCGTTCCAATCGGTGCGCCCACCAAGTTGCCTCACGTTCGCTCGCTCTGCTGCGAGTAGCATTTCCGCATCCACAAAAGCGTGCATCTGCTGGGTGCCACCAGCGGTCCACGGCTTGCCTGTTTGGGGGTTCGTGTAGCCAAAAATCTGGAACATCCTAAAGTCGTTGACCGGAATGTCTGAAACCGGCAGCGTCGGGTCGAGCTTCTCCGCAAACGGTCCCGTTTTCGGACCCTGCGACAACGGCCTCCCTTCGGCTCTGGCAGCTGCATACTCGCGACCTTGCCTGCCGGTACGCACGATATCGAGCGGAGCTCCAGCCTCGTATGCGTTTCTAGCTTGAAGCGCGAACTGAAGATTTGATGAAGGCTCGGATTGTGGCGAGAAGAATCCGTAAGTTTGAGCCAGTAGGCTTTGCTCTGCCGGATCACGCCCTGCGACGGTCTCGATGCCTTCGCGTGAGCGCATATACCAATCGCCCGCTTCGGCTCCTTCCGCTATCTGAGCATCAAGATGCCTTCTCATGGCCGTCAGGCGTTGCGGGCTGATAACATGGGCCGGGGCTCCCACGTAGCGTCCAGTACGCGGATTCTGTTTTAGGTGAGCGCCGTCCTGGGCCGCCGTCAGCCGGGCGTCAGGTTCCATTTCGCGTACACTGGCTATCGGGCCTGACTTGAGGTTGCTCTGCGCGACAATTCCACCATTAGGAAGCCTTGTCGCACTCGCCGGTACGCGAGAGCCGATAGCGGGGAGAACTACCGCGCCAGCTTCGTCTAGATTTCGGAATCCCCGCGCTCCTGCTCCGGCAGCTTTGGCTGCTCCGCGCACTCCTGCGCTGCCGAGCAACCCTACACCGAGATCAAATGGCACTCGCGTGAACGCGGACTCCGACGCTCCTTCTGCTAGACGCTGGAGAGGGGAGAAAAGACCTTCCTCCGGCAGCTGCTCGGCAAGTGCGGTAGACATACTCGACTCGGGGTCGAGCGCTCTCGCTGCGTCTATGGTCCCATAGAGTGCTGCATCACTTGCTATGGTCTGTAACCCGGTGCGCGGATCAACGACCGAGCGAAGTCTTTGCGCCGTCTGTGGGGTCACCGTGCGATTGAGCGCGTTCACTGCTGTAGCACCATACCTGGGCAGCAGCCCTTTGGCAGCTGCTCGTATGAGACCACCCCCTCCTGCGTACTCTAACCCTGTCCCAAGAACAGTGCCTGCCACGCGCCCAGCGTCAAAGCCAGGTACATCGCTTTGGCTCCCTAGGTAGTCTTCGTATCGCGCTCGGATTGGTTCGGGGCGAGCAGCGACTTGTGCCAAGTACTCATCCCTGACCTCTGGTGCCATGTAGGCTGCACGGGGGTTGGGTGGCAATGGCTCTGTTCTCATGCCAAGTACGTTCATCGCATGAGCTGGCAGCTGAGAAACAGCACCCCGGAAAAACCCCTGTGCCGCAGATGGTTGGCGCTCCCGCTCCTCGCGGTCTTTTTCGGCTAGGGCCTGGACGCGCCTCCGTTCAGCTTCCGAAGGGTACCACGGGCCACGGGGTGGTGGCGGATAACCGTTCGCCATCAGCGCACCAACTTTTCTTCGATTTTATACATCGCCTTTTGGGCGTCGATTACTCCTCGTATCGCTGCAACGTCCAACTGTGTGCCGTACTTCAGCTCCATTTCCTTGAGATCGATGACGAGCTTGTTCTTCTCAAGCTCCAGCTTCGCCTGGTCGTTCATCGCGTCGGCTTGAGCTTTCATCATCTCGGCCTGCGCGAGCATGACCGCCGGATCTGGCTGCTCAGGTTGTGGTGGTGGTTCGTAGTCCACCGGTAGTGGCTTGAAGTAGCGAGCGGTGTCTTTCTCTCCGTTCAGTTCGAGCAGCTTGGCGAGCGTGTGGCGCAGCTGCCCGAGCCCGACGAGCGGATTGTTCTGACCCATCGTCATCAAGATTTCTTTCTGCGCTTCGAGCGTCTGTTGCAGCACCATCACGCGCTCCTCGATGAGCCCTCCGGTGCCGACGTTCACGGTCACGTCCATCGATGTGTCCCAGACGGCTGGATTGATTTCAACCCATTCGTTTCTGAGCCTGACCATGCGTGGCTTGTCCTGGTGCCTGGCTAACAACTTCAGCAGGCCCCGATATATGCGCTTACAGCCGCTTTCGGCGTAGATACGTGCAATTAATTCGAGACGTTGGCGCGAACCTTCAACCTGGGCTTGGACGGCTGCTTTCGTTGTTGACTGTAGCGCGTCAGCTTCCAGGGCAAGGTTGTGTTGGCCTGTTCTCGCATCTCTGACTTCATCGAAATAGCCGATCACCCCGAGTGCGTCCCTGCCGACGAACGGAGTGACGCGATCCCGGAGCATACCAGGAGCTCGGACGCGCACGATTCCTCCGACAGCTGCCGAGTCGAGTAGGTCGGTCATGTTGACCTGGCCTTCAACGGCCTCGATGCGAGGATCGAGCGTCAACGCGAGTGAATCGAGTAGTCCGCGTTGCAGCATCGTCTTCACGCGCTGGATGTCCATGACCTGGTCGGCTATGTCCGAGCCCCAGATCGAATGCGGCGTTGGATCGGGCACAAACACCGCGAACGGAATGTCGCCGCCCCAGGGTTCTGCCCGGACTACTTTGTACGCATCGCCGAGTGTACAGAAACGATTCACTTCAGCGAATCCGTCGTTATCGAGGTCCACCGGAATATACGCTTCCACGTAGAGCGCACGCTTTTGCGCCGATACCGCAGTTCCGTAATTAAAACTCCAATCCTGGCGTGTCTCCTGGGCGCTATCCCAGAGGAAATCACCATCGTATGTGAGATGCTCTTCGACGAGTTCAGCTGGGTAGCCGAGCGCGACGAGTTCACTCAAAGTCTTCAAGCTCCGGTGCGCGATCAGAGACGCTTCATCCACAGACTTCGCTCTCGGGTCGGCCAGGAACTCTTCCGGGGGGACCGCCATGAGCCGCGCTCGCCCTTTCGTTTTTCTCCTTCGGATTTTCACGTCGTGGATCGAAGGAATCATCTCGGGTGGCACTTGCTCCATCGGCACGCCCTGGGCTTCGGCCATCTGCACGGCAATCGGGTCCGGTGTGGAGGCCGCACTTACGACCTCGACGCCGTCCTCTTCGAGGAGCAACCCGAGCGCCTCGTCAGTGAGCCCGGTGAAGGTGTGGTAGGTGATCTCATCGCCTTCGTCCCACCAGTACTTAACGATGCCCATCTTCTGGTACAGCGAATCCTTGAATGCGTTGTAGAACGCAGAGAAGCCCTCTGATTCATTCACCACATAGCTGACCATATCTGTGGCCTGCTCCGCCTGGGCCACGTCTTCCGGGCCTTGCGGAACGAACTCACATGGGGTCTCGCTCGAAAAGAACACGCGCATCAGCGACGGCATGATTTGGTGTACCGCTTCAGCTACATCGCGGGACACGACCTGGCTCCGACCGTCTTCTTCGTTGCCGAGCGGCTCGCCTCGATAATACTTCGCGGATTTCTCGCGCTCGTTCGTCAGCTGGTCCTCGATGAACTGTACGGCGTCTTCAATCGAGGAGCGCACCACACGCTGCATTTCCTCCTTGTCCATCTGCATATCGATCTGTGATTCTTGCTGCAATTCGAGCATTTCCGGCATTACGCTATCCCGTCAGAATATGACCCCTGCCGGACAACTGACTATTTACCCAACCCCGTGTCTATAACGTCATTGCGTAGGTGTGTATGTCGTGTGTATGTTTACCCAATCAATGGAGGTGGTGATGACCAGACGCAACTTGCATATGCCCGACGCATTATGGGACCGAGTGAAGGGAGCTGCTGAACTAGAATCTAAACAGACGGGAGCATCGATATCGACCAGCGAGTGGATACGACGAGCGATCCATTCCAAACTCACGGCCCACGATGCGATCAAGGACGCGCTCGCAGTAGTACGGAAAGACTGACCAAATTTTCGCTAGGAGAAATGATGAAAGACTACGTTAAGGTAGTATGGAAGACCGGTGACCACGGCGCGTCATGCTCGGTCATCGAGCGGTGTCAAAAGGGCAAAAAGAGCTACCAGCTCAAAATCTGGAATCCGCTCACGGAATCAAGGAAGACCAAAGGCCTAGGACACTTCGATCTCAAGAAAGCCAAAGCCGAGGCACGGGGATTAGCTTACGAGCTGTCGCAGGGCAAAGTGCAACTGGCAGCCCGCAAGGTTACGCTCGAACAGGTTCTACTGAGGTACCTCACCGACAACACCGCAAAGCGTGCAGCTCACCTGTGCGACGGTGATGTCACGGACCTCAACGCGAAGAAAGAGCTAGTGGACGGCAAATGGGTTACCGACGGCTGCGGTTGCTACAACGAAGACCACAAGCGAACGCAGCTGTTCTTGCGTGTGTTCGGTCACGACTTCGATCCGACCAAGATCGATATAAGCGAGTGGAAGGACTACCAGAGAGACCGGCAGCTCGGCGTCATCGACGCCCGAGGCCGTGAGGTAGCGCCGGGCGACAGGAAGCCTGTCACCCCCCGCGCTCTTCAGAAGGACGCGAAATTCCTGCGAGCGGTTTTCAAGCACGCTCGCTTCGCCACTTGGAACGGCCAGCCGCTCCTACTTAACAACCCTCTGCCGGGTGGCAAGAATAGCCCCTTCAACGCCCCGAAGCATGAGCCGGTCCAGGTCGCAGCCAGCACGGATCGCATCGACGCGATTCGCGGCGTGGCCGACCTCATCAAGACCATCGAGCTGGTGGACGGCAAGTGGGTTACCGTGGTGAGCTTCTTCTCCGAGTTCTTCGATATCATTTCAGAGACAGGACGACGCCTGAGCGCGGTGCGGCAGCTGCGCTACTCGGATCTGCACCTGGAGCGCGACAAGACCCAACCGGAAGGTGCGATTCTCTGGCCTGGCGCGACCGACAAGCAGGGGCTGGAGCGGTATTCTCCCCTAACGCCTCGGGCGAGAGCGGCCATCGACCGCGTGCTTGCCCGGCGTCCAGTAATCGGTGACGCGCTGCTCTTTCCATCGCCCAAGAATCCAAATGTGGCGATCTCGACGTTCCGGCTGCGCGAGTGGCTGAAGAAGGCCGAGGAACTCGCGGGGCTGGAGCCACAGAGGCGCACCCTGTGGCACGCCTACCGCCGCGCCTACGTGACGCGGTTGACTGAGGAGAACGTTCCCGACGCATTCATCGCAGCTGCTGGTGGTTGGAAGGACGCCAACACGCTACGTGCGTGCTACCAGGTTCCCGACAAGGAGAACATCCTCGCCGCTGCGCTCGCCGCGTCAGCAGCGACCGGTTGACCTGGAAGGGTGATAGGGCCGGGGGGCATACGCCCCTCGGTCCTATTTTTTTTTGCCCTTATCCGGCCTCAAGCTAGGGAACTTCTTGTAGACCGCAGCCTTGATCGTAGTCTGCTCGGACGGCGTAGCGTTGTGCAGCATCCTGAGCGCGGCTCTGCCATGATCGAGATCGTTGATCGGATACGCACGCTTTTTCTTGAGCGCGAACGATGAAGACTTCAGACGCTTGCGTTTCTTTGTCGAGAGTTTCGCCATGTCAATTAATCCACTTGAGGTCTCGCTTGACTGATTTGTTCCAGCTGCTGCGGTAGCCGTGGCGAGCGGTTGCACCTTCACTCGCGAACGTCAGCACGAACGCATCTGCCGCGTCAGGTGACCGGTTGCCTCGTCTCCGCATCTCTTCCTTCGATTCGACTTTGAGCTTGCCGCTCGATGTGTAGTTGAACCTTGGAATTGCCAACTCATGCGTCAATGTCGCATCGGTCGGCAGCCGCACATCGCGACCCGCGAGCCATTCCTTTGCCTTGAACCACAGCTCGTCACGCAGCCGGTGGTAGTTGGTGCCGAGCGAGCTGACCTCGGAGACCATGATCGAGCGAGCAGGCAGCCCGAGCTCCATCAGCCGGTCGCATACGCCGCCGCCTACGCCAATCGCGTCCACCATGATCTCGGACGGCCTGCGATCATAGGGAGCTGCATCGTATGCGGCTTTCACGAACCCGGTGATCGCCATCAAGTCGTGGCTGCCGCTGAACAGCTGCACAGGCTCTGTAACGACTCTGCCAGCTCTCTTGCATAGTGCGGATCGGTCGGAGCCGAAGCGGGCGACATCGAGCCCCCAGATCACTTCGGCTTCCGGGTCGAGATCGATGTCCCTGCCGACTGCGGTATCGATCAGCTCGATTGGGATCACGGTGTCGTCGTCGGCTAATGGGAACTCGCCGAGGACGCGCACTCTGAATGCGTTCGAGTCCTCGCCGTACTCAAGCCTTTTCTCGTCGATGTAGTCCTGCGTGACGCGAGGAGAGTCGAGGCAGCTGACATGAAACGTCTTCCAGCGATCCTGGAGCAGCGTATGCGTCTTCCAGAACAGACCCTGCGAGCGCACCGGGTTACCGGCCATAATCATTTGCGCCCGTTCGCTCGACATCGAGCCGCCGGATGCGTCGAACACCGCGTCGGGTATCCCGCTTGCCTCATCACAGAGCAGTAGCACCCATCGGCTATGTACGCCCTGGAGGGCATCTGGCTGTTCGGCCCTCGATGTACGAGCTGAGATAAAATTACGCTCGGGTGCAGCCACCAGTTCGATTCTGTCCTGTTTGACGTTCAAGTAGTCGCGCATCTGCCTCGGCATCTTGTTGATCCACGCTTTCATCTCCGGCAGCAGCGCGTCCATGAGCTGGCTCGATGTGGGCGCGGTGATCACGACCTTCGAGTTCAAGCGCGTCATCAGAAACCATATCGCGGTCCAAGCGAGCAGTGTCGTCTTGCCTACACCGTGTCCTGAGCGGATCGATATCTGGCGCTCGCCGGTCGAGATCGTGTCCAGCACCTCCTTCTGCCACGGATCGGGCTCGGCTTTGAACTGCGAGCGCACAAACGAGGTCGCGTCCTCCTGGAGCTTTTTCAGCGCGAGTGTGAGTGCTACGGTGTCGTCCACTGGAGCTCCCATTCGGGCTCGAAGGGCATCGTTTCGAGGCGCGGCATCTCATCGATGATCGATTGCGCGTGAAACAGCTGACGCGGGCCGAGCTGCTCTTTGACCGCCATGTATTTTTCGTATTTGGCGCGTCTGAGTTCGGGCCTCGAATACGCATAGTGCAGCATCGAGCATTCCCTGGCGACCGGGTACACGGTGCCAAGCAGCTCGCGCACGTTCAAGGGCAGATGACCGCTATGAATCCCGGCGTCACCCCACACCCACTTCGCGTCCTGGTGCTTATGCACATTCGCAGCCGTCCAGTAGGGTCTACGGTGCCCTGTCCACCACCTGTCGCTCCTGTAACGCCTCTCGTCGTCCCAAAGGTCATAGACTCTGAATCCGACCAGTGAGCCCGTTAGAGCGTCTATAAAATTATTCGCCGGAACCATGTCGGCGTCGATGTGAACGACCCACTCGGAGTCCTTGACCGCCTTGTCCCACAAAAATTTCCTGGCGGCGGTCTCGTTGCCCCAAAGATCGAACGTCTCGCGGTACACTTCGCAGCCGTGTTCTTCGAGCAGCTGATGCGTGCCATCCTTCGAGCCGTCATCGACCGCGACGATCCTATCGGCGAACTCACTCCAGCATTCGAGTGCGCTCGGCAGGAAGCGCCTTCTCTCGTCCCTGACAATCGTGGCAACCGTAATCACAGCAGCTCCTGGGTAAAAGCGTAGGCGGGCAGCGTGAGTTGTTGTACGTGCGTCGGGTAGCCAGCCCACACGCCGTCCTCGTCGCACATCTGCCAGACCTGCAGCAAGCGGTCGAGTTCTCTGCGCCCGAGCGCGATGCTCGCCTCACACATTTGAAACACGCTCACGCCGTGAGGTGCATTCTTCTCGACCACGACAAACAAAAAGTCCGGCCTGTCGTCGTCACCACATTGCTTCCACGCTTCGAGGTAGTGGGCCGCAGCACGATGATAGCCGAATGAAAAACTTTTTTTCGAGAACTCTTCCGCGCTCCCATTCACCGTCGTCTTGAGATCGCAAATCACGTCACCGTTCTTGCCAGCAGGCAGCGCATCGAGGCGAGCCTTGCACCTGACGCCCGTGTACTCGTCGTCCCAGAAGCAAGACGCTTCCGTTTTCACGCCGTAGGCAGGCAGCAGTAGACTCGACGCGACCGGGTGTGAGCTGATCGCGTCCCTCATCGCCTGGATCTGGTTGAACTCGTCAGGCTTCAACACATACTCCGCACCATGCTCCTCGATCATGTACGCCCACTCGTCCCTGACATCCTTTTTCCTGCGGTCGCCCTCGGGGCCCGACACATAAAGCAAATCGAATGCGTCACCCTCCAGCACCGCATAATGCACCAGGGTGCCGAGCCGCATAGCAGGAGACTCGACAGGGTTCGCCTGAGCCCACTTCATGTGAATCGGCGAACGCTTCAAGAGCGAAAGATTAGAATTCGAGGCGCACTCGGTTTCGGCGTGATACGCCTCCGAGCTCAAATCAAAGTTCAGAATCGGATTCATTTTTTTCCAGACCAACGAGTTCGCGAGCTTCAGCCAGAGCAGCTGGAGTCTGTTGTGATTCGTCATACAAATGCAGGATCGGGAGACCCGTGATCGCGACCTGGCGTATGCTCCTGGCTTCGAGCCCCAAGCAGTACGTGCGATCCTCGCCTTTCCACATGCCGTCCGCATAGCGCAGGCCATCGAGCAGCGGGTGATAGTGCGCGTCGAAACCCCTGCCCCGGATCAGCGTGCAAGCTCCACCACCAAACACCGGGTACTCGCGCACCTCATTCTTCGCGAGCAGCATATCCTTCAATGCGTCGGTGTAAAATCCATACGGATGCGTGTCCCAAACCTGCGGTAGCTCGGCACTGAACCCAGGCCACTGGGTCCAGAAGACACCATAAACGACCGCAGCGTTTACAGCCCACATACGCTCCAATACACCAGGCCCGACAATCACGTCGGAGTCCACCATGAACAGCCCGTCAAATCGATTGTGTAGCGGGTGCGCTTCATTCATAAAACTCTGACGCACGCGAGCCACAGCATCGATCTTGTCCAGCGTCCAGCGGGGACCATCAGACTCGGGAGGACGCACCTCCTCATGCGTAAGCTGAACGTTGAAACGATCATCGCGCTGCGCTTCGAGACCGCGCTTGTGCAGCTGATACAGATCGCTCTCCCGCTCTCGGGTCGGGCCACCAGCCAGGATGCGATATTTCTTAGCCATAAAAAAGCACCGAGTTGCTCGTTGGATCTTCCTCGGTACCATGTGGTGCGCTTCTGGGGGACCAACCCAGTACACCAGCACCCCCGACAGAGACAGAGATGATTCTGCTCAACGAGAGGGGTTCGTATCTCACTTCGATGCAGCCTTCTTAGACGCACGGCGCTTTGACTTCACAGGCCACTGGGATAACATGTCGGCAGCCGCAATCATTATCGTGCGCTCAGGACTCCTGGGCTCGTAACGCTTCAAGGCAAACGCCCTGAGATCCGCGATCAGCTTGGTGCGGTACGCCAGGGTAGGTTCAATAGTCATTCAGACCTCCAAAATTTTTTCTTCGGTGTGTGAGAAGCTGCACGAGCACGGCCCCGCCGGATGTCGGGCGGGGGGGGTGCTGCGGATCGATTGGTTCCCGAGCTGCGCCGAGCCCAGGGAGCATCGGCTCCAGCAGCCGAAGGCCCCTCGATGCTAAAGTGTTGCTGTTCATGGACTTACCGATCCCTGAGAAAACTGAGTAATAGTTTGAGTAGCCATTTGAACCCGAGCTTGGCCTGGTTCCGGTTGGTTCGGGAACCGGGTTGGTTTGAACTGCCGGTTCCGAACCCGCCAACCCTCGCGCCTGCGCGCATAGAGACTGATGTCTCTTTTAGCGCTTTCCCAACTCATTCCTCTTCCTCCACGATTTCAGCATCCTGTATGCGCTCAAGCTCTTCTAGCGCCCCGAGGAACGTCTCATTGGGATTGACATTCACTTGCACGGCGAGCACGCTGTCCTTGCTATCTCCGAACCGGCTGCGGTCATACTTGGTTGCGGTCCACCGATTGGTTTCAACCTTCAGCCTGGCAGCTGGCACCTCATCTTTATCTGTGACGCTGTGCGCGATCTCCAGGGCTTCTTCAACCAAGTCCTGCGATATGGTCTTCATGTTCGTATTCCATCGCTCTCTGCGTCCCTCTTCTGCGTCGAGCCATCGATAGAACGTGTCCTTGCTGAACGTCAGGTCTAGCGCCTCGATACATCGCAGTACGCTTCTGGTTTGCACGTAGACATCGAAGATCACTTCCTCCCCGATCTTATCGAGCGTTGCTATCGCCCGTCTCGTAATCTTCTGACCGGGCATTATGCCAGCACCTCGATATCGACTCCGAGCTTCTTTAGCCCATCATACGTTTTCGTATTCACTTGATACGTTTGCGTATGACTCGCCCACGCCTCTTGAGCGACATCAAACAAAACTCGCAGCGCGGTACCGTCGCCTTGCTCGTACAGCGTCTGTGTCTCCCTGCGCTCGCCGCTATCCTTGTCCTTCATCCGAAGTACTGCGAGTGAGTATCCTTGGTCGGGCTTGTAGCGTTCGACTTCTGGTCGCGATTGCTCGATCATCAAACGCAGCCCGTGTATCGCGCTCTCGATCTCGGTATCGCTTCTACCGTTCGATTGATATCTCCATTCCCTGACGATCATCCTGTTCAAAGACTTCTCATTCTTCTTGAGCTTCCCGAGTCCGAGAACCTCATCAGCGATCATCGCGAGTTCCTCGTCGGACCTCTCTCGTCCCGGAGTAGAAACTGGGGGCGAAGTACTCAGCAGCTCCTCAACGTCATTTTCAAATTCAGGGCTATATATTGGTATTAATGATTGTTCATAATGATTGTTAGTAATGTTTGTATTAGTATCGGTTGGTGTCCCACTTTCTGCTCGGTTGGTGTCCCGCTTAGTGTCCCACTTGTCATTGTTGAAAACCGAGTAACGCTCATAGTTCACAATGCGATAGACTGTGCCGGAAGGTGTCTCGCTTAGGGGCTCGATTAGTGTCTCACTTATGAATCGCTTGATGTCCCGCTGTACTTTGCTGCGCGACCACTGCCAACGCTGCTCCAGATACCTCACCGAGGCGAGCAGCTCACCGCGCTTGAGTTGGACCCCTTTCACCTTCCGGGGTTTGTGCTGGGCCATCTGCACCAGGTCGAGCCACGCGAATCGCCGACAGGCTGGATCACGTCGGGCCAGAACGTGCCCCGGATTGAAGAGCTTGCGATACGCCGGTATCCATCCTTGGCGGTCGCTCATCGAGCCGCCAA